AACATAAAAAGGTACTTGTATTTTTGGGCGAAGGTCTGCATAAAATTAAAAAGAAGGCAGAGCAAATTGCATGCGAAGAGGCAATTAGACAATTGAATGGGTTTTCAAATTAAAAAATTGATACCATTCTTTATAAATATTATAAAAATAAAATAAAATGAACCATAGATTAAGAACGCCAATCGAATCGCAAAAAGAGCATTGGAAAATAGTGGGTAAATACTTCGGATATCCGCAATGTTGTATAGATTATTTCTTGTCTGGACAAAGAGATACTTGTGGTATTCATGGGTTTATACCATGCGAACGTCACTTTAAATTAATTCGTTATAAAAAGTTGAAATTGAGAGATCTGATGAAAGATCGAATTTGTATTTTGCCGTTCCCATCAAATCATACAGAAGAAGAATATGAATTGTACGACGCTTATTTGAGAAACGCAAAAAATAAATAGTAAAAATCAGAAATAAATCTTTTTGTAAATTACAGTTTTGTTTTTTTTATTTATAATTTGTATTCACCAAACCATTAATCGAGCAAACATATTTTAGCATCCATATATTAATATGAATCCAGAGTGTTATCGATTTAAAAAATACAATACTCGGATGGTTTTTTTTCTAGTGGTGTCGATGCAACTTATATTATACATTTAGAAGGGAATGGTCGTTTGCCGGAAATACAGAAACAACTGGAAGAATATCATCCTACAAATACTGTGTATATTGTTTATAACAAAGGTTACAAAAAATGTAAAAAGCAAGATTATATTGTAAATACAGCGAGAGACTTGGTTGATGCAAATTTACAAATATTTAAACATGCGGAACTACATGGATACGGAAACATATTGGTTCTAGAAGATGATTTTATTTTTAGTAAAAATATAAAAGATAAAAAACATCAGGAAAATGTGTTGCGTTTTTTAAATAAAAACAAAGACAGGCCTTTTACATATTTTCTCGGATGCGTACCATATTATTTACTCCCGTATGATTATTATAATTATAGAGGTGTATTAAAAGTAGGAATGCACTGTGTTGTGTATAATGAATTGATTAGAAAAGGCGTTTTGCAAGAGAACCAATGTCACATATTAGATTGGGACGGTTATTTTAATACATTATCAAAAAATTATAAATACGTCTATTATCTTCCGCTGTGTTACCAATTGTTTAATGAAACAGAAAACTCTAAATCGTGGGGCGAAGAATATGGATATTTTATGAAAACAATTTGCTCGTCTAATTATTATATTTATTCAACTCTAAATATGGATAAAGAACCTGAACCAGGATTTACTTTTTTTTATTTTTTCTCTAAAATGGCGATGGTTATTGTTTTTATTGCGATTGTTTGTTTAGTTTACGTTATTTATAAAGGAAAATCAAATAAATACATCAAAAAGAGTTTTGGTTTTTGGAAATAAATATATTATTTTAATATATAACGGCTATATGAATACAGAGTGTTATCGATTTGAAAAAATACAATACGATGATGGTTTTTTATCTAGTGGTGTCGATGCAACTTATATTATACATTTAGAAGGGAATGGTCGTTTGCCGGAAATACAAAAACAACTAGAGGAATATCATCCTACAAATACCGTATACATTGTTTATAACAAAGGTTACAAAAAATGCAAAAAGCAAGATTATATTACTAACTCAGCGAGAGACTTGGTGGATGCAAATTTACAAATATTTAAACATGCCGAACTACATGGATATGGAAACATATTGGTTCTAGAAGATGATTTTATTTTTAGTAAAAATATAAAAGATAAAAAACATCAGGAAAATGTGTTGCGTTTTTTAAATAAAAACAAAGACAGGCCTTTTATTTATTTGATTGGATGTGTTCCATATTATTTACTCCCGTATGATTATTATAATTATAGAGGTGTATTAACAGCAGGAATGCATTGTGTTGTTTATAATGAATTTATTAGAAAATGCGTTTTGCAAGATGACCAGAAATATATATTAGATTGGGACGCTTATTTTAATACATTAAATAATAAATATGTTTATTATCTTCCAATGTCTTACCAATTGTTCCCCGAAACAGAAAACTCTAAATCATGGGGTAAAGAATGTGGACATTTTACGGAAATGCTTTCTGCGGTTAGTTTTTATATTTATTCAACTCTAAATATGGATAAAGAACCTGAACCAGGATTTACTTTTTTTTATTTTTTCTCTAAAATAGCGATGGCGGTTGTTTTTATTTTGATTGTTTGTTTAGTTTACGTTATTTATAAATCATTGCGGGTAGGAAAATCGAATAAACCCATCAAAAAATATTTTGGTTTTTGAAAATAAAATATTATTTTTTTCTTTTTTCGATTTTTATTATATTCCATAAATTGTATTTATTTTTAAACACGGCGCACATTAACGTTATAAAAAGGATAAAAATAATAATAAAAATAAAATATTTAAAACCAATAGATTTGTAAAATTTATCAAACATCATGCTATTATAAATTTGATCTTGTATCTTATTGGCGTAATCATATTTATAACCAAGTTTAATAATAACGTTATCCAAATATGTTCCGAATATGGCATGTAAAAAAAATGGTTTTTCATTATTTACATATACAGTTCCATTTTCGATTGTTAATAAATTATCAATATTCGTCAACGGTTCAAAAAAAACAGAAAAAAATAAATTTTTATTATCTTTATAAAAATATTTATCGTTATTTTTACAATAATTTGTTAACAATACTTGGTCATCATCGCTGTCGTTTGATAAATAGTTTGTACGTATATTTTCTAAGATTTCTAACAAATCTTTTTTGTAACCAATATAAGTTCCTGAGTTTAAATGATAATTGTTACATTTACCAAATGCAAATTCTGATGTTATGCTAGTAAGTTTACTGAAAAAAAAACTGTTATGGGTTTTTTTATTTTCTTTGTTAACGGCAATAACAATTTTGCAATTAGTTTTGTTAGAAATATTAATAAAATTTTGTTTAAATTCGTTAAGGTCTCGTACGCAAATAACATCATACCCGTCTATAAAACATACAATATGATTATCTGGCAGAGTTTTCAAATAATCTATCATATTAATAAATTTTATTGCAAATCCTTTCCATTTTGTACCCATTCCTAAAACTTCCAATTGTTTTCCATGTCTTTTGCACGATTCTACCAAATAAGGAAAATAATATTTTTCTTCAGTTGCGAAAGTAACAACGTGAAAATCGTCCATGTTATATATTTTAGAAATATAAAAATAAAAATTGCAGGTTTAATAAATAATTTATACTTGTATAATCATTATACTAAAGACTATTCGATTGTTATTAAGAAATAAATAATCTAATTTGTATATATATATATGAAATCTGGTCTTATAAGTAAAAATACATTAATCGCAATATTGGTTTTAATAATAATATTGTTGTTAGTGATATTTTACTTATTTGATGAAAAAAATATATTTGCGCAGCAATATTTAAAAGCAATTTACTCAAACTCTATTGAATTGCATAAAAAATACAAACTATTTATTAATGAAAACGCATCATCGATTTATAAGAACGATATTTGCGTAACAAATAATTTTTTAAACCCAGAGTTTCATTCCTATTTAAAAAAGCAATTTGATGATAAAAAATTTAAATCCAAAGACTTTATTTTGAGAAAAGCCACGGGTATAGATTATTTTGATCTACATAAAACAAAAGATTATAATGGGCTTTTAGAACTTTATTATTCTACAGAATTAACCAATTATTTAGAAAAAATATTAAAAAAACCTATCCAAAGAACGCCTGCACATGATCCAAATTCATGTTCCCTTTTAATTTATAACAACAAAGGTGATTTTATAGATTGGCATAAAGACGCTTCTGGTTATTACGGCGACCGTTATGTAGCACTTATTACAATTATAAATGAAAATGCAGAAAAAACTGGTTTATCGCAAAACGAATTCGTATACAAAAACGATGGTATTGATTATCCGATTAAATTTCAGGAAAATTCACTTGTGATATTTAAGGGATCAGAAATATTACACAAATCGACAGCTATTGATGAAAATGAACGGCGTATTTTATTATCGATGACTTTTTGTGATATATGTCAAGAAAAGAAAAACATTATACAGTATGGTTACGAGAAAATAAAGAATTTTGTTACTTATGGTAAGTAAAAAATATACGTATATAGTACATGAGTAAAAATCAAATATTTAAAGCAATTTATCATTTTTCTGCGGCAATTTTAATATTGTTTATTGCGTTTTTTATAAAACAAATACCACGCATAGCTAAGGCTCTATTGGTAATTGTATCATTTTCTCATTTGTATGATACATGGTGGTTTTGTTTAAATGATGGATACGCACCTATTTAATATTATTTTTATAAAAATATAACAATAATATAAATGAATAATTTTCATGTCGTAACAGTGGCAACCGAATCAAAGCACTATTTCCCGTATTTAGTAGAATCATGCAAAAAACATGGGAAAGAATTGGAAGTGTTAGGATATGGTGAAAAATGGCAAGGATTTAATTGGCGATATGTTAAAATGATAGAATATTTAAAAACTTTACCAAACGATCATATTGTATGTTTTGTAGATGGTTACGATGTTATTTGTTGCAGAGATTTAAATGAAATTTCAAAAGTTTTTTTAGAGATAAAAGAAAAAACGGGCTGTAAAATGATAGTCGGCCACGCCAAAACGTCAACATTAACTATGGTTAATAATTATATGATTTTTGGTAGTTGCAATGGCAATTTATTAAATGCGGGAACATACATTGGTTACGTCGAAGATTTGTTAGTAATAATTGAAAGTATATTTAACTTAAATCCAAAAAACGAAGCCGACGATCAAGTTTTATTGACAAAATATTGTAAAAGAACCAATGATATTAATTGTGATACTAAAAGCGAATTATTTTTGACATTATGTTATGAATTACAAGACGTAAGTAAATTTGTAACAATTGATAAAAAAACAAATGTTGTTTCATATAAAAACGAAAATCCTTTTTTTATACACGCGGCATCATGCGGATTTTTAAATAAAATGTTAACGCAATTAGGATATTCAGTAGACGGTGAAATTAAAAACGAATTGACACTTTATCTTATTAAAAAGTTTTTTATATTTCACTTGTTTCGCATGATAAAAGATAATTTATTTATTATAATTATAATTATAGCAATTATTTACAAACGAATGTTTATTTATAATTTTATAAAAAGTCATGGAAAGAAGTTATTAAAATCTATTAAAAAATAATAGAGAATTCATAATATAAACTATATATTATGAATGAAATTGTTTTAGGAACAATGAATATAGAATACCCATATAGCTCTAACCATGATAAATCAAGAGAATATTATAAATCCATTATAGAAAAATATATGTGTTATAACGACCGACCCATATTAGATACTGCGTATTACTACGGTAATACAAAAACAGAAGAAACATTGGGTAAAATATTACCCAAATTATCAAAATTGCCAATTATGGCGACAAAAGCAAATCCTTGGTTTGAAAACGATTTTACAAATGGTAAATTGGGTCAATTATCGAAAGAACCGTTAGTTCATCAAATAACAACATCATTAACCAATCTAAATCTCGAGAATGTCGATGTGTTTTATTTACATTGTCCAGATCATGAAACGCCCATCGAAAATACACTAGAAACATGTAATGACTTATGGCGCAAAGAAAAATTTAATAATTTGGGCATTTCTAATTTTTCAAAGGATCAATTGCAAGAAGTTCTCGATATCTGTGAAAAAAATGGTTATACCACCCCAAAATATTATCAGGGTATGTATAATATTATTTGTCGTAGGGTTGAAGAAGTATTTCCCATTTTAAACGATCACGATATGGTATTTTGGGGTTATAATCCATTGGCGGGCGGACTTTTGACGGGAAAATACAGAAATGGAATACCAGAACAACCTAGTCGATTTACTGGAAACTCTATTTATCAATCAATATTTTGGAAACCTGAAATTCTTTTTGATTTGAATGATTTTTTTACAAGTCCGCTTTGTCTAGAACAGTCGTGGCAATGGTTATTGAATTATTCAAAGTTAAGAACAGGAATAGATAAGATAATTATGGGCGTTTCTACAATAGAACAATTAGAAAAAAATATGGAAATTATAAAAGATAGGGTTTTGTATGATTCCAAAACCATAGAATATTTGAATGGATTATATAGTCGAATCGAGAACCATTCGCCTAATTATTATTATTAAATTATATTGTTTATACAAATATGAATAGCGAAAGTTATCGATTTGAAAAAATACAATACTCGGATGGTTTTTTTTCTAGTGGCGTTGACGCAACATACATTATACATTTAGAAGGGAATGGTCGTTTGTCTGAAATACAAAAACAACTATATGAATATCATCCTACAAATATTGTCTACATTGTCTATAACAAAGGCTATAAAAAATCAAAAAAACAGCATTACATTACTAATTCCGCAAGAGATATAATTGATGCCAATTTGCAAATATTTAAACATGCTGAATTAGAAGGATATGATAATATTTTGATTTTAGAAGATGATTTCATTTTTAGTGAAAAGGTAAAAGAGAAAAGGCATCATGACAATGTTTTGCATTTTTTAAATAAAAATAAAGAAAAACCTTTTGTTTATATGATAGGGGGCTGCCCCATAATAATAACGCCATACGACTTAAATAATAATTATAGAGGCATATTTGCACCAGCAACTCATAGTTTGATTTTCAATAAATTAATACGAAATAAAATATTAAAAGACGATCAAGAAAATATAAAAGATTGGGACGGACATATAAATATAAATTATTTTTTTTATAAATATATTTATGGTATACCGTTATGTTATCAAACAATCACAGTAACAGAAAATTGCAAGAATTGGGGCGAAGAATATGGATATTTTGTTAAAACGTTGTGTAGTTTCGGTTTCAAAATGACTGAGCTTTTTAATATGGATAAAAACCCAGAACCTGGGTTCACAATATGTTATATATTTTCGAAATGTCTATTTTTATTTTTGTTTTTATTCATGTGTTGCTTTATTTTTTTACGCATTTTCAATAAAACCGCGCCAAATTTTACTGAAACAACAATAATTGAAAATAAAATAACTTTTGACGAAACCAAATAGAATTATATTTTATACCAATATAATATAATTAATTAATATAAATATGAGTAATTTACCACTTCAACATTTAGTAATGTTAGAAAATAAACCTATATTGACAAGGCAAGAGGTAAAGATTCATTTTAAAAAACCTGGGGCAATTCCTATGGCACCAGTTCAAGAATTGGAACCGGGTGAAATTAGTGACGACGTTGTTGATATTAGGCCAGCTGTAAATATAGTAGATCGCCGTAAATCAAGTAATATAAACCGAGAACTTGTTTTACAAAAAATAATGGATTCTTCTGTTGTAAAAACTATGTTAAAAACCGAACGCGTTATGCCATTTGTACTAGAAGAACAAAAAGGTACAGTATCTGCGGTTCCTGTTCCTTTGTCTGGCACTGGAACAGTCCCGGTTAAGTTGCCCCAACGATTAGTTTTGAGACAAGTTCCTGCAAAAAAATTAAAACCTGTGGACGAAGAAGAAGAAGAAGAAATTGACGAATTGGACGAACTGCCTAAGAAAAAAGTGGTAATTCAGACACCAGCATTATCAAAAACATACGAAGTGGAAACAGAAGATGAAGATGATGCGAAATTAACAAAGTTAAATGAATTATTAACAACGGAAAAATCAATGGTTATTACGGAAAAGGCTAAGAGAGGAAGGAAGCCCAAAGGAACGGGCCAAGGAACGGGCCAAGGTATGGGCCAAGGAACTGAGCAAGTTGATCTTACTACCGCTGCCATTCGCGGCCAACAAGTGCAAGATCTTTTACCAAAAGATCGCGAAAAAATTGTTATGAAAGCGCCAACTTATTACATGAACAACCGTAAACTGTTTATTCAAAAATTAACTGAATTGTTTAAACCTTACCAGGCCGATTTGTTAGCTAGTCAAGAAACGGCTTCCTGTGATAATAGACAAAGTGACGAATTTGATTTATTAACTCATCAAAAAATTGTGCGTGATTATTTAAATTTATACACACCTTACCGCGGACTTCTGCTCTATCATGGTTTGGGATCGGGAAAGTGCCATCAGAAAGGCACTGTGATTATGCTGTCGAACGGCGAAACGCGCAAAGTTGAGGATATAAAAGTCGGGGATTTGCTAATGGGCGACGATTCAAAACCAAGAACTGTCCTGTCATTAGCGCGCGGGCAAGATAAAATGTACGATATTATTCCAGTAAAAGGGGAAAAATACACAGTAAATCAAGAACATATTTTATGTTTAAAAGCATCTGGGTTTCCAAAATTGTGCAGAAACAATCATAAGGCCAATACAAATTATAATATTCAGTGGTTAGAGAATAATGAATTCTGCTCAAAAACGTTTACTTTTACTAACAATGAAGAAGAAATGAAAGTGGCCGCAGAAACGTTCTTTGAAAAGATTAAATCGAACCCCGAAACTAATGATAATGTTTATGAAATTGCCGTAAAAGACTATTTGAAATTGTCTGATAAGAAAAAGGGATTATTAAAAGGTTATAAAGTGGGTGTTGATTTTCCGGAAAAAGAATTACCCATGGATCCTTATATGATTGGGCATTGGTTAGGTGGCGGAAATGGTGAATATGGAAATAATACTTTTTTAAATACATTGCGTGAATTAGATATGATTTCAAATAAACACATTCCTATGCTTTATAAATGTAATTCTAGAGAAAATCGTTTGAAATTATTGGCAGGATTGCTAGACAGTTGTGGTTTTGAATTTACGCAAAAAAACGAAACTTTAATGAATGATGTTGTGTATTTGGTGCGAAGCTTGGGTTTTGCTTGTTATAAATCATTAAAACAAACTTTGTTCATGCATAATGATGAAAAGCAAACCGGTGAAGCTTGGCAAATACAAATAAACGGAAAAGGAATCGAAGAAATTCCCACGCTTATACCTCGTAAAAAAGCTAGCCCTCGTCAACAAATAAAGGATGTTCTTTTATCAGGAATCAAAGTGGAATATGTTGGTGAAGATGATTACTATGGATTTATGTTGGACGGAAACTGCAGATATTTAATAGGCGATTTTACTGTCACACACAACACTTGCACTTCTATAGCAATCGCTGAGGGTATGAAGAGCAACAAACGCGTTTTTGTTTTAACACCCGCATCTTTAAAAATGAATTTTTTTAGTGAGATGAAAAAATGTGGCGACGACCTATATAAAAAAAATCAATATTGGGAATTTGTTTCGATTGATGGTCAACCAGAATATGTAAATATTCTATCAAAGGCACTTTCATTATCTACAGATTATATTCGAAAACACGGTGGCGCATGGCTAGTAAATATTACGAAAGAAGCAAATTTCAAAGATTTGGCATCTCAAGAACAGCAGCAATTAGACGAACAATTAAACGAAATGATTCGCACCAAATATACGGATTTAAATTATAATGGTCTCAATATGCGGAAAATGGAATTATTGACAGGCAATTTCTCTAGAAATCCATTTGATAATGCTGTGGTTATTATAGACGAAGCGCATAATTTAGTAAGTCGTGTAGTGAATAAGTTAAAAAAACCCAAATCTATACCGTTTATGCTTTATGATTATTTAATGAGCGCAACCAATGCAAAAGTTGTCCTTTTGTCTGGCACACCAATTATCAATTATCCTAACGAAATAGGTATTTTATATAATATATTACGCGGTTACATAAAAACATGGAATATTCCAGTAACGCACCAAGGACAAGACAAATTAAATACAGATTCTATTTTAAGAATGTTGGATGCTGGTAATCTAAAAATGTATGATTATGTGAATTACACAGATAATATGCTAACAATTACACGAAATCCGTTTGGATTTATAAACGCAAAGAAACGGGGCGCACTAAAAGGAACACAAAGAAAAGGACAAATTGGCGGCGCTCGTAAAAATAAAACTGCGAAAAAGAGTATGTTTGGTCGTTTTGCTCAAAAGTTATCTTTTAATCGAGAACATATCGATGATGAGGATGATCAAGATTTGCAAAACCGTATCGGCGAGGATAAAAATCCTTACAAGGGGGGCAGTGTGTCAAAGCAACACGGCGGCGCAGGTGAAGAATTTAATAGATATAATGGTGTTTATCTAGATGAAACTGGTAATATTAGCGATTCGCTCTTTTTGGATAGTGTTGTTTCAATATTAAAGAATAAAAAGAACAATTTATCAGTAAGAGAAACAGCTATAGATGAAAAGAAATATAAAGCTCTTCCAGATAATCCTGATGAATTTATGTCAATGTTTGTAAACGCTGACGCAGGTGAGGCTATAAATATTAATTTGTTTAAACGGCGTATTTTAGGATTGACATCCTATTTCAGAAGCGCACAAGAAGAGTTGTTGCCAAGTTATGTGAAAACTGACGCGGGTGATTTATATCATATTGAAAAAACGCCAATGTCTGAACATCAATTTGAGGCTTATGTAAAAATTCGCAAAGAAGAAGCCGACCGCGAATCTGCAGCAAAGAAACGCGCGAGAAATAAATTAGCAAATGACAAAGAAGATATTTATACTATTTCGTCGACGTATCGTATATTCTCAAGAGCGTCTTGTAATTTTGCGTTCCCTTCATCAATAGAACGCCCTATGCCAAATCCAAAGAAAGATGAACAAGAAATAGACGAAACTATATTTGATGCTGTTCCAAAAGATCAAAT